CGACAATGATTCAGGTTGGGATTGGAGGGGTCAGACGGGCAGCACCGCCTCGGCGGCGATCCCCGCGAGACGGTCGCCGATCTGGCGCACGCGGAAAGCAAGGCTCGATTGCGCCGCGCCGAAATCGGAAAGTTCGTCCGTTGCCGGATAGACGAAGGCAGGGGTGGTGACGTCGGCGGAACGTATCGTCGCGCCGTCCTTGAGGATTTCCACGGTGTAGCGCTCGGATGCCTCCGCAAGCGGAATATCCGCGCCGAGCCAGCTATCGGCATTGACGCGACCGCGACGGACCCAGCCGAGAGCGATATCGCCACCGGAATTGCGCCGTGCGGCAAGGTGAACGGGGCTGAGCGGCGTCAGCGCCCGCAATCCGCCGACGAAGGCGACGGGCGAGGCATTCGCCGAAAGCGCGCCGAGCCTCTCGGCGATCCAGTCGAGTTCGAGCCCCGCCTCGTCTTCACGCAGGCCGAGCGGTTTGACCGCGTCATCGAGGGCGACGACCGATGACCCCGCGGCCGCGCCGGCGGCCATGGCATCATCGGTGCCGGCCTGCGCCCGCAGCAGGCGCGAGAGCCGCCACCTGCCCGCCGATACTTCCTCGGCCTCGACGAACTGCACGACTTCCCAGGCGCCGTTGGCGCACAGTATGGCGATGACGTTCGCTCCGTTGAGCACAGAGATTTCGGCCGCCGACGCAAACGATCCCGAATAGAGGTCGACTTCGATCGGCAAGGTGCTGAAACGCCCCGGCGCGCCGGCCGGCAGCGGTGCCGCGAGCACACCGATCGTCGCCGGCCTGTCGAGGACGACGCGTTGCCCGAAATCCTGCGTCGTCGCCGAAACGGAGAGCGCGAGCGAGCGCCACGGGCTGGCGAAGGCGCCCGCACGCGCCCAGGCGGTTTCGTCCGAGCCGTTGAGGATCGGCAGGTCGAGATAGTCGACCATCGGCGCAAAGGCGGAAGCCGCCTGGCTTGCCTGCGCGCTTCGATCATCGGCGGCAATCGCGGCCGCGGGCGCACTGACGAAGCCCTCCGCCGTGACGTCGCGGAAGCCGCCGTTGTCGATCCGCGTGACGACAAAGCGTCCGGCCGGCCCGTCGGGCAACTCGACGGCGTCTCCCGGTTCCAGGGCGACTGCCGACGGCGACATCGCGAAGCGAAGGCTGCGACGTGCCGCCCAGTTCTGCCTCAACCAGAGGTCGGCGGCACGCGTGGCGGCCGCCTCGTCCATCGTCGCCGGGAGCGAGATGCGGTGCTGACGTTCGTTGGCGGCGGTCAGGCGGCGCGAGCGAGCGGTGGCGCTTTCGTAATCGTTGGTCGGGTCGTAATGATCGACGATGGCCTCGGTCGAAAGCGAGGTTTCCTCCGTGCGCGTTTCCTCGAAGAGAGGCTGGTCTTCGCCATCGGCGACGACATCGATCGGCAATGCCGGCGCGGCGCGGCGGCCGCGCGACTGGAAGCGCACGCCGTCCGTCGTCTCGAAGACGTCTATCGACAGGGCATCGAGCAGCGGTTCGAGCATCGTGCGCGCCGATGCCGGATCGCTTTGCGTGTAGCCGCCAAGGTCGCCAAGGGCGGCATCGACGTTATAGCTTGCAAAGCCGTGATCCTCGAGGATGGCGGCGATGACCCCGGCTGCCGGCGCAGTGCCGAGCCTGCCATTCAGCCAATGGCCGGTGCGCCAGTTGGCGCCGTCCGCCCACAGATCGATCTGATAGGGAAAGGCGGGATATGGCCGCGCGTCCCAGGTCCAGGCGAAGATTCGGGCCGGGTCCACCATGCCTTGCGGAGCGTCGGCGCCGCCCCAATGCTCCAGATGGGCCTCGAGGAATCGGCGCTGCATCAGATCGTCGCGCGCGCCCGTCGAGAACCACGGCAGCGCGGACTCCGACGATTTCGGGTCGGGAAAGACGTTAGGCTGGTTTGCGCCCTTGTCGACGGCCGGGCAGCCAAGCTCGGTGAACCAGACCGGCTTGGCCTTCGGCACCCACGCCGTCGGTGCTGCGCTCTCCGCGCCGCCGACGCGATCGTAATGGGCGTTCGCCCACCAGCTTTCGATGTCCTTGAAACGGAAGACCCATGGCTTTCCGGAAAGGCCGTCGGTGATCGGCGTGCGAATGCGGGCGATACGATCGGCCCCGCTCGCATAGTACCAGTCGAAGCCTTCGCCCGAGCCGATCATCGACGAAAGGCCCTGCGGATCGCAGGCGGTCTGAAAGCCGTCGGGATTGCCCGCGGTGAGATCCGCATCGCGCCAATCCGAAAGCGGCATGTAATTGTCGATGCCCACGGCATCGATCGCGGGCGACGCCCAAAGCGCGTCGAGGTGGAAATAGACGTCCCCGGTGCCGTCAGCCGGATGATAGCCGAAATATTCGCTCCAGTCGGCGCCGTAGGTGAGCGCCGTGTCGGGGCCGAGGATCGACCTGACCGAGTTCGCGATATCGACGAGCTGTTCGACGAAGGGAAACGCCCCCGCGCCATCGCGCAACTGCGTCAGGCCGCGCATCTCGGAACCGATGACGAAGCCGTCGACTCCACCTGCGGCTGCCGCGAGATGGGCATAGTGAAGGATCATGCGGCGATAGCCGAAATCGCCGCCGGAATAGGAAACCGACTGGCCCGCAACGGTGAAGTCCCCGGACGCGGCCGCTCCCGAAAAGGCGACGACCTGCGTGCGGGCATAATCCGTGCGGTCGACGCTCGCCGGCTGGCCGGGCGCTGGAGAACAGGTGATGCGGCCGCGCCATGGATAAGCGGGCTGGCTTGTGCCGCCATAGGGATCCGGCAAGGCGTTGCCGGCCGGTATGTCCATCATCACAAAGGGATAGAGCACGACCTTCAGGCCGCGATTCCGGATGTCCCGGATGGCGGCGACGACACTTGCGTCGTCGGGCGTTCCGCCATAGGCGGGGTTTCCCTCCGACTGGCTGACGACATAGGCCGCCTCGCGCGCGATGCCGTCGACCGTCCATGGCTTGCTTTCGTCGTGCCGCGTGCTCGCCTCGACGCCCGGCCGGATCGCACAGTTTTCCGCCCGAAGATCGGTGCCGAACCATGTCACGACCAGAGCGACCGCCTCCAGCCTGGGGCAAAGCGCCTGCAACTCGTCCAGCGACGCTTGCCAGTCATTGCCGGCATAAAGCACGTTGCGGTTGACGTTGGTCTTTCCGCCAGGCCCGCTGGCCTCGGTCACCACGGAGGGATCGTAGCCGTGCTCCGTCGCGCCGGGAATGACGGTGATCGCACGCAATTCCCGCTCCAGCAGGCCGACCGGGCGCACGACCTCGAACTGCAGGACAGGAATGCGGTTGCCGTAGTCATCGAGGGGAAGCCGCTCGAAAACGACATAGGCGAGACCGCGATAGGCCGGCGCGTTATCCGCGCCCTGCTTGGCCTCGATCAGCGGATCGACCGGCTGGTCCTCGCTGCCGCGATAGATGCGCATCTCGATTTCAGTCGTGTCGATCTCGGTGCCGTCGGCCCATACCCGGCGGATTCCGGCGATCTCGCCCTCGCAGAGGCCGAGCGCGAAATTAGCGAAATAGCGGTAGGTCTCGACCTTCGGGCCCGAGAGCTTCGCGCCCTGCCGTTGCACATTGACACTCTCCTCATAGCGCGTCGCCCAGAAGAGCATGCCGCCGATGCGCATGGTGCCATAGAGGCGGTTGATGCCGGTTCCCTCGTCTGCGCCCGAAATCCGGGCACCGGAGAGCGGAGTACCGTGGACCGTTTTCGTACCGGCGATCAGGGACCGATCGAGAGCGGCGCCGGCAAGCGCGCCGGCGGCCTGCCCGATCGCCGCTCCGACCGGGCCGAACGCGCCGAAGAGCGCCGAGCCGGCCGCCTGTAGCAGAAGTGTGGCCATCGCTCAGACTCCGGGAAAGAGGAAGACGCCGGCGATGCGGCGGCGCCATGCGGGCACGAGCGCGGATTCCACCACCGCCGCCTGCTCGTAGGCGTGGATGAAGCGATCCGGGCCCGTGGCAATGCCGAGATGCTTGGCCGGCAGGTCTGCCCGCCAGCGAAACAGCAGCAGGTCGCCGGGTCCGACCGCGCCGTCGCCCCGCGGCTGGCAATGGCGGCGTGCTGCGGCCATCAGCCTGTCCACCGGCGAACGCTCGGCCCAGTCCGACGCATAGGCGCCGGGCTTTTCCGGCTCGCAGCCATAAAGCTCCCGCCATACGCCGCGCACGAGGCCGAGACAGTCGCAGCCGACCTGCTTGCGGGTCGCCTGATGGCGATAGGGCGTGCCGAGCCAGCCGCGCGCCAACATCACCACGAGTTCACGTTCGATCTTGCGGTTCGCACTCATTTGACGAGCGGCCTCCCGTCGTGAACGGTCCGGCTGTCGGCATAGCCGTAGACGAAGTCGCTGCCGGGCAAATGCGGAAAGCCTCGAAAATTGAGTCGGTTGGCGAATTTCTCTCCACGGACGGCGAAGGTCTTGGCGCAGCCCGCGGTGATGTCGAACATGTCGCCGGCTTTCGGCAGGTTCGGCAGCGGTGCCCAGAAGCTCAACAGCGTGGTGTCGGCGCCGGTGGTCTGGTCCTCGACCTCGCTCGTCAGTCCGGCGTTGTCGCCGCTCGTCCAGCGGACGAGGCCGAAGCGGAACCAATGGTCGGAAAACGCCGCCAGCCCGCTTGCAAGGCAAGAGTCCGTGTCCTCCGCCGAGACGACGACACCCGCCCCGCGAAAGGCGGATGCGGTCAGATCGACCCCGCAACGCGCATCGCCCAGCACGGCGTCGCAACGGCGGGTGTAGACGCGGCCCTGCACCTGCTCCAGCCGGCTCGCCAGCGAGCGCAGTTCGGCGGTGAAGGCGTTTCCATTCGTCTTGACCTCGCCGATTTCCTGGGTTCGCAGGTGGAGGAACTGGTCCGGCGATTGCCAGTTGACGAGGAAGACCTCGACGGTCGCGCCGTCGTAGCGACCGTCTTTCAGGTCCTTATTGGTGATCGCGTCGTCCGAGAAGGCGCCGGCGACGTCGCTGCCGGTCGAGGCCAGGCCAAGATCGGTTTCCGCTTCGCTGGAATCGAAGCCGGTCGAGGCCCTGAAGGTCGTGCCGTCGAAGACCAGGTCGCGATCGTGATCGGTGAAGCCGAATGCGACCGCGTCGCGCCGCGTCAGGCGCCATGCATGGCAAAGGGTCGTGACGTCGCCGGAAAGATGCGTGGCAAGCGCCGGAGGCAAGGTTCTCATGGTTCTATCTCCACGAGCGGGATTGTCGGGATGCGGCCTGCGTTGAAGGCGGCAAGGTCGATATCGAGCCGATCGACGTCGAAGCGCACCGGCACGTCGAACTGGTAACCGGCCGTTATCGCCGCTCCGGATGCGGGAACGGCGGAGGCGGCAAAGGTCACGAGGCCAGTGGCGGGATCGATTTCGACATTCGCCGCGTCGACCGCCGCGCCGCCGACGGCGACAGCGACGGAGCCGTTCACCGGCTTGGCGATCGCCCTTGCATAGCTGCCGCCGGCATCGGCATAGGATTTGACGAGCTGGAATGCCGTGGTGGTGCCGTCGCCGGTGCCGATCGGCTGGTCGGTCGCGGTCGGATCGGCGTCCGGCGCGCAGGACTTGAAATCGACCGGATCGTGAAAGCGGAAGCCGTAGAGCTGCCCTGCCCGCGCCTCGAAGAAGGCGAGCACGGCATAGAGGTCGTCGAGGCCGCGGATACCGGAACCCGCGTCATAGTAGCGCCGCGACGAGCGCCAGCGCGCGTTGCGGCTTTCGCGGCCGTTGGAGAGACTGACGATATCGGTGCGCCGCCTCGGTCCGCCGCTGGTGCCGAGCGCCACGCGGAGGGGAAAGCGGACTTCGTGAAATCCGGCTGTCATTTGATGTCCGTTGTTTCGAGAGATGCGGTTTCAGAGGCCGCGGCGGCCTCGCGCGACGGCGCGGGCGAGCATGGTGGTGATCTGGCTTTCCGACTTGCGGAAGCTCGACGCGTCCGGCGTCGAGACGTTGATGACGACCGGAGCGGCAGACATGCCCGCGCCTGAGGCGGCAACGCCGAGACTGCCGTCGCTGCGGCGCGCAAGCGGCAGGATCGCTTCGCTGCCTGCCTCTCCCATCACGCCGAGGCCGCCGCCGGTCGGAAAGAAGGTCGGTTTCGCGACGACGCCGCCATCGGCAAAAGGCGTCACGCCCGCCGGCACACCGCCCTTGGCGAAGCCGAGCGCCGTTCCGAGCGAGCCGACGAGGCCGGTAGCGGCGTTGCCGATCAAGCTTTCGAGAGGCTTCAGGCCGGCGCTCAGTGCGATATCGCTCAAGCGGAGGGCCAGCGATTGCAGCACGCCGTCGAGATTGCGTCCCTGGAGCGCGGCGGAAGTCAGAGATGTCGTCAGCGCACTGCCGAAGGAGCGGGAACGCTTTTCCATGTCGGCGAGCGCGGTGTCGAAGGTGCTGGTGTCGACCTTCACGCCGACCGTCAGGTCGCTGTCATCGGCCATATTGCCCTCCATCGGGATAGCGTTGCATCAGGGATTGGAGTTCGCTGCGCTTCGGCGCCGTGGATGGACGCCGTCCGGACGCGCCGCAGGCAGCGGCGAATTCGCGCGGCGTCATCCGCCAGAAGGCGGACGGTTCCAGCCGCAGGAGGCCGAGGCCGGCATACATGACCGCTTCCCAGGGAAACGGCTCCGAGCCGGCGGCGACCGTGCCTCCTGCGGCCCTCAAGGGTTTGCCGCGCTCTCCTTGTCCGCCGCGCCGAACGCTGCGGCGAGGAGATCGGCGACGATCCGCGCTGAACCCGCGGCGCCGTCGTCGACCGCCATGGTGGCCACTTCAGCATCGGTGAAGAGATTGCCGCCGCCGCGCAGGCCCGCGCCGATGATGCGGATCAGATCCACGGCCGAGAGGCGGCCATGCGAGAACCGGCCGGCAAGACTGGAAAGATCGTCGGTCTCGAACGCCGCTTCCAGTTCGGCCAGCGCGCCGAGCGTCAGGCAGAGGATGCGCGGCTCGCCGTCGATCACGGCGGAAACCTCGCCCCGGCGGCGGTTCGCCGGCCGCCCGAACGCCGCCATCACGCCGCTCCGAAGGTCAGTGCGCCGGCCGATTCCAGCGCGATGTCGAACGTCACCTCGCCATCATGCTGGCCGGAATATTCGAGCGCGGTGATCTGCAACGGTCCGCTGATGGTGCCGAAGGACGGAACGACGACCTGCCAATCGGCGATCGCCCCGTCGAAGAAAGCCTGGCGGACGAGTTCGTCGCTTGCCGTGTCCTTGAAGATGCCGGAGCCGGAAACGGAGGCATGCTGCACGCCGCCTCCGCCGAGCAGTTCGCGCCATCGGCCGGCCGATTCGGCATCCGTCACGTCAACTGTGCGGGCGTTGAAGGCGAGCTTGTTGCTGCGCAGTCCCGCGACAGTCGTGAAGTTGCCGCCGTCCTCGATCTTCAGGAGAAGATCCTTTCCCTTCTGTGCGGTCATTTCCGATCCTTTCGATATGAGAGTGTGCAAGGTGCCGCGTACAGGGCGCCGATGCTGCCTTCGTGGTCTTCGGTATCCAGGTGCCGGACGATCAGTCGGCTTCGATCACGGCGCGGAAGCGCATCGCGGCACGGTGGAGGCGTTGTTTCGCAAGGCGTTCGGTGCGAGTGCGTTCGCAGCGCAGATTGACGAGCGTGCCGGCTTCCAGCGTGAGCGGCCGGTCGTGCAGGGCGGCTCGGATCGCCGCAGCAATCGACTGCGCCTCTCGCTTGCCGGGCGCGCTGGACCAGACTTCGAGCGAAAAGACGTGTTCCGTCCCCTCGTCGGTCGCGGTCGACCAATCGAGCGTCGTCATCTCGGCGAGCACGACATACGGAAAGACAGCCTTGTCGATCAGCCGGTCGAAGACCGCGCCATCCGCCACGAGCCCGGTGAACGCCGTATCGGCGGCAAGCGACTCCACGACAGCCTTTTGAAGAGCCTGTT